AAACGGATGTGATTATCCTGATGCATCCGATAACCTAAGGTTCCTTAATGACCTGATCTTTGATATCGAATGCGCCAAAGAAGAACTTAAAATCAAGAAACAATAATGGAAACAACCCTCGTACAAAAAGCATTATCAGACCACGCAAGTAGAAAAGTGGAGCAAGGTGAAACAATTGAGTCACTTCTTAAGGCTTTTTACAGTAGCTCCCCCTTCGCAAACAGCCCGGAAGAAGCAAAGACGTTTCTTCAAGCCGGTAAGGTTGCTTATCCCCCTTACAAGCAAAATGTAATTGAGCTGAAGATAGGATATAAGTTGATCAGTGTTGATTCATACTCCTATCCACAGATTAGTCAGGCTTATGTATACGTAATCACTATTAAAACAGCATAACAATATGAACTTAACTGAATTGTATAAACAATTGCGCGACCAGCCAACTCCACAGAGAGAATTTCGGGCAAAGATTGCGACGGAGTGCGGAGTATCTGAAATGACAGTCTATCGCTGGCTATCCGGTGAGATCATCCCCGATAAGCTTAAGCGTGAAAAGGTTGCAGATGTTACCGGTATTTCAGTAAATGATTTATTCCCAAACTTATTACAGGATGGAACTAACCAACTTTGAATTCTACGGTACTCTTTCGGGCAGTGTGATTATAGCCGAAAAGGATAAATCCTTAAGGGCCTATGAGCAGAGCGAGCAGAGCTTTACAATCGCTATGCTTGAGAAGATTGACAACTTTTACCCTGAAGCCTCTAAAGCTCTGGATGAAACCTATTCACCCGTGAAAGTAAACAAGGCCTACTTTGATTATAAGAAGGTTCACAGGTTCATCCGCTGTAACTTTTCAGAGTATGACAACAAGTCTGATATTGATCAGGACGGGGTTTTTAAGTTTGAGTTTATTGCTTGTCCGCTTCGGGGTGAATGTAAGTTTTGCGGAATCATCTGCAATCCGAAGTTCAACTCAAGACTATCTGAAAGAGAACGTCAAGTAATGAAATTATACGCAACTGCTTTCAAAGCTGACAAAATCGCTGATACTCTTTTTATCAGTATTGAGACCGTGAGAAAGCACAAACGCAATTCACTCCAAAAGCTTGGTTTGCACTCTCTGTCTGAATTTATCGCTTATGCATCCAAAAATCAAATATTCGAAAATCATGACTAACGATCTATACGCAATAAAAGAACTGATGACAAGTTGTTCTGAGATGGGAGCCGCCAACTACGCGAAAAGTATACAGCCCAAATCTGATGACATGACACAGAACGAAGCCTTTGAGAAATTCGGGCAGGGATGGGTTAGAAGTCACGTGAAGAATGATCTTATCAGGGGTTACCGTAAAGGACCAGCAAAGAACTCCCCGATCTACTATTCAAAAACTGAATTAATGACCGTGAGAAATGCAGAGAAAGCAAGCCGACTTGGAGTGTTTGATGATACTAAAATTTAAGAGTTATGCCATTCAAGGATAAAGAGAAAGAAGCAGAATACGATAAAACCTATTATGAAGCTAATGCTGAAAAGATTAAAGCCCGCAATAAAGTCTATCGTGAAGCTAATGCTGAAAAGATTAAAGCCCACAAAAAAGCCTATCGTGAAGCTAATGCTGAAAAGATTAAAGCCCACAAAAAAGCCTATTATGATGATAGCGCTGAAAGGATTAGCGCCCGCATGAAAGCCTATTATGGAGATAATACTGAAAAGCTTAAAGCCCGCATGAAAGCCTATTATGACTCTAATACTGAAAAGCTTAAAGCCCGCAGGAAAGCCTATTATGACTCTAATACTAAAAAGCTTAAAGCCTGCCATAAAGCCTATTATGACTCTAATGCCGAAAAGATTAAAGACTGCCATAAAGCCTATTATGACTCTAATGCTGAAAAGCTTAAAGCCTACTATTTAAAAAGGGGTAAGGTACGCCGTGAGACTCTTTCTGATGCCTACTTGTCCGTTTTGCTCAAAATCCCAATTAAAACCCTTCGCTTAACCCCCGAAAGAATACTTTGGAAGCAAATATCTTTAATAGCAACAAGAATTTTAAAACAAGAACTTAAAAATCAATAAGATGAAAAACAACGGAATGACTAAACGGATGATCCGACAAGAAATGGCAGAAATTGTTTTGTCTTTAAAATCGGGTAAGATGAAGATAGGAGAGGTTAACGCTATCGCTAACTGTGCAAAAGTTGCTCTTGGGACTTTTGTAGATGATACCAATCTCGCAAAAGCCTTAGCCGATAAAAAGGTGAAAGCTGAGTATATAGCTCTTCAAAAACTTGATTAGCTATGAAACAATCTACTGATTTATCCCTGCTTATCTCCCTTGCTTGGTTGAAATCCATAGTCGAACATATCGAAAAAACCATGCTCGTTATTCCCGGAGCTTCCGGAATAGTAGAATTTCCACTATGCAAAGGCGATTCCAGCAATCTATTGATGATTGACCGAGATAAAAAGCCTTGTCAATATTGCGGTGTCCCAGATCAAAAAATAACTGATTTAAATATCAATTAATTATTAATCATTTAATACCAACTCAATTATGAATTTCACGATTAAAGTAAAGCTCACAGCATCATCTAAATTACTTGATGCAATTAACCTGCTCGCTGGTGGTACTCCTCCTGCCCGTTTCGCTTCTTCTGGTCCTTTCGCTACTCCTATAGCGGATGCAATCCTTAACGCTGAAGATGCCATAGAACTGGCTGAGACTCGGAAAACCACAGCCCCAACGACTACCAGAACTCGCAAACCGAAGGAAGTAGTTGAAGATCCGAAACCAGAAGTTAAGGCAGAAGCTCCTGAAGAGGTTAAGGATGAATTCAAAGAAGCTAATACTTCTGATGAACCTGTCACCATTGAGACTGTCAGAGCAGCTGTACAGGAGAAAGCCGCTGGTGGTAAACGTGACGAAGTAAAAGCCCTGCTTACCAAGTACAAAGTAGCAAGAGTTACTGACCTGGTAGAATCGGATTACTCCGCTTTCCTGAAAGAGGTTACTGCCATTGTTCTTGAAAAGGTAAAAGCCTAATCCGATGGGACACGCAGTACTATCTCCCTCCGGTGCTTCAAGGTGGCTTAACTGTACACCCTCCGCACGTCTTGAGCAGAACTTCCCGGATTCGTCCGGTGAAGCTGCCAAGGAAGGGTCACTCGCTCATGAGCTTGGTGAACTCATGCTTAAACTCTACTTGCAGTTGATCAGTAGAAAAGACTACGATTTAACCTTAAAGGTAATCGAGTCAAGCAAATACTACAATGCTGATATGTGGGAGTATGCCGGTAACTATGCCTCATTCGTAATTGAAACATTCGAAGCCGCTAAGGCAATTACCAAGGATGCAGTTATCCAGATCGAAGCACAATTGAACCTTACCGATTACGTTCCTGAGGGCTTCGGGACTGGGGACGCTGTAATTATTGCCGATGGCACCATGCATGTCATTGACCTGAAGTATGGCAAAGGCGTAAACGTATCGTGTGAGAACAACAAACAAATGATGCTTTACGCTTTGGGTGGTCTTCGTGACTTTGACTTCATGTATTCGATTGATACGGTCTGTATGACAATCTATCAACCCAGAATGGATAACATCTCAACGTTTGAAATGTCGGTTAAGGATCTGCAAACGTGGGCTGAGAACTTCCTGAAACCTCTTGCAAAATTAGCTTTCGAAGGTGCCGGTGTTTTCAAAGTAGGTGATCATTGCCGCTTCTGCAGGGCAAAGGCTGTATGCAAAGCAAACGCAAACGAGAATCTTGAATTGGCAAAGTACGATTTTGCAGAAAGTATTCTTCTCAATGATACCGAAGTATCTGACATCCTTTCTCGTGCCTCTGCTTTCAAAGCATGGATTACCTCAGTTGAAGAGATGGCCTTAACCGAAGCAGTTGAAAGGGGTAAGAATTGGCCGGGATACAAGCTTGTAGAAGGTCGTAGTAATCGGGTGTATTCTGATGAAGATAAAGTTGCTAAAGCTTTGGTAAAGGAAGGATTCAAGGAAGCGGATATCTACACAAAGAAGATCCTTGGGATTACTGCTATGGAAAAGGCGATCACTAAAAAGACCTTTGAAAGTGTGCTTGGTGAGCTCATTATTAAGCCTGCAGGCAAGCCAACGTTAGTCGTTGAGTCGGACAAAAGAGCAGCCTGGAATAGCGCTGAAAGTGCAAAAAATGATTTTTCAAATAATTAATCCAGTACATAATAAATTCTCAAAATGGAAAACGTAATCCAATTGACAAAAGTGGTGACAGGTAAAGTGAGATTCTCTTACCTGCACGTGTGGGAACCTTCAGCAGTAGAAGAAGGTCAGGAAAAGAAATACTCAGTATCTCTTATCATCCCGAAGTCGGACAAAGCAACCTTAACAGCTGTAAAGAAAGCAATCGAAGCTGCGAAAGAAGCTGGCAAAGCGAAGTTTGGCGGTAAGGTTCCTGCTACTCTGAAGACTCCGTTAAGAGATGGCGATATCGAACGCCCTGAGGATGAAAGTTACGAAGATTCATTCTTCCTGAATGCAAACTGCAAAACCAAACCCGGTCTTGTGGACAAAAATTGTCTTCCTATCCTTGATCAGGATGAATTGTACTCTGGCTGTTTCGGTCGCGCTTCAATCACATTCTATGCATTCAACACCAGCGGAAACAAAGGTATTGCCTGTGGACTGAACAACCTTCAGAAGCTCAAAGACGGTGATTCACTTGGAGGCAGGGCAACCGCTGAAGCTGACTTCGGAGGTGCTGCCAGTGCAGACGATGATCTGATGTAATCAATCGGAAAGTGTGAGGGTCTTCGGGACTAGCTTTAGGGGTTCGACTCCCCTTCACACTTCAAACCAAATACTTAATATCATGTTTAACCTTCCTGCTACTCGATCAAAAACAAAGAAAATGGGTAAGCTTATAGAGCTTGTACCCGGACAACAAGCCAAAGTGTTAGAAAACAACAAGCCGTTTCCCGTCCTGCAGACATTGAAAAAAGCTTATATCCAAAGAGGCCATAACAAGAACAATCTTATAATCACTTATATATCATGAACCAGAAAAAACTTTATTCAGCATTACACAAATTTCTAACCAAGGATGAGCGCTATCCTGGTCTATTCGGGATTTGGCACAATAACGGTTATCTGTATGCCTCCGATGCTTACACAGCCGCAAAGGTTCACTATGAAGATTATGACTTCGACTATGAAGGTCAGATTATTGACAAAGACGGGAAAGAACTAAATGCAAAGTATCCAGACCTTGAATCTATCATACCAAGAATTGATGATATGGATGAACTGCAGGATGCTCTTGTTACTGACATTTTCGAAGCCTGTCAGAACGTCCCCAAAAGATCAAATAAAGAAGGTGAATTTTCAGCGCTGAATATCGAAGGATTTTTTATTCACTCCTGCCATTTGATCAAAATTATTGATCTGTTTGAAGTGATCGGAGAAACACCGGCTATGTACATAGGGCGGAAGTCAAGGCCTATCATTCTTAAATCAGCTAATTGCATTGCCTTAGTTATGCCTGAGATTAAAGCATTCGGAGCAAAGGATTTACTCTTCACTATTGAGGAAGCACTTGAATTTAAAAACTAATTATCGTGAAACACATAAACCCAAAGAAATACGGCGAAGAGCTCAAAGCTGATAAGGAAAGGATCTTAAACGAATTGTCCTTGATCAAATCAATTATCATTCTGAATAATCCCGGTACCCAAAAATTGATTGATACTAATGGTGAAGATTGGGTAATTAAACAATTTGGTCATTTGCCGATTGACAATAAAGTTGACACTTACGAAGCCCTCACTAATAACGATATCCGTATTAATTTGAATGAGGACTTTGTAACCATTAAAACGATCAATGGCAAATTTGGCTTTAAGCTCGATCAATTGGCCATGATAGATAAAATGGTTAGACGGAGCTTTCCAAGTTCATCCGCAACACCTCCTATCTATAATCAGTCACCCGTTCAAACTCCAAAACAAACCGGTCAACTGAATTTGTTTGATAAAGACGGTTGTTATAAAACAAAAGAGCAGGTTTTAGCTGATGCTGACACACGGATTGAAGCAATGCAGACCAATGTCTCACAGGCAAAGAAAAACAGCAATTTGAATCTTATTGTCCTGTTCCAAAAACAAATTGAGCTTTTAGAAAAAGCCCGGGAAGATGCAGAAAATACAAGCTATGAGAATCTTGAAATTGAAAGATATGTAAATCAGGAATTGACTGAAAACGACTTGATGATCAAGGCAAGAGAGAATAAAAATCATACAGCCGATTGGGTCCGGCAATTTGGTAAAAGGCTTATTGAATTCAATCTGCTTAATTACCCTTTAGCTCCTGAGAAGTATACCGATGATCTGAACGATGTTTTAGAATTGGTAATTGAACTGAAAAGGAAACCCTCAGAGCTATCCTTAGCCGAAATGGTGAAAGAAGAAAAAGGCCGTTACTTCATGCTCGAAGATGAACAAAAAGCAAAGTTCTTTTCTACTCAGAAAAACTGTTGGAAAAAGCTTCAGGGTAAGTCTCAGGAACGTGAATTCTTTGGAAGAAAACGAAATATCGAAGACCTTGCTAAAAGGATCCGACTAATTGAATCCAACTTAACCTTAATCGAACTGGCTCTTAAAAATGAACCTTACCAGGTACGAAAGATCGAAGCTACTCCAAAAGTGATCATCCCTTCAAAAATGGTAGATGCTCCCTTACTCGCTGCAATTATAAGAGATGCAGTTGTAATGACTACAAATCAAGTTAAAGAAGAAAACCAAATTATGCAACCCCAAAAAACCAAAAGAGTACTTGCAATTGATATTGAAACTTATTCACCTGTTGACCTTAAGTCATCCGGGTTATATCCTTACAGCGAACATCCGGAATTCGAAATACTGCTTTTCGCTTATGCCTTCGACAAAGATCCTGTAACGGTTATTGACTTCACAAGCTTGGAAGATTTACCGGACGAAGTATTCGAAGCTTTGACTGATCCAAACGTTCTTAAGACTGCCCACAATGCTAATTTCGAAAGGATCTGTATTGGTCGTTACCTTAGAATTGAATTGCCAATCGATCAATGGGAATGCACAATGGTGAAGTCTGCAATGTTGGGTTTACCCTTCCAATTGTCAGCTGTCGGAAAGGTCCTTAAACTGGATCAGGAAAAGATGACAGAGGGAAAAGCCTTAATTCGTTACTTCTCCATCCCCTGCAAGCCAACTAAGGCAAATGGCCTGAGAACGCGAAACATGCCTGAACATGATGTTGAGAAGTGGGCTACCTATAAAAAATATAATGGCCGTGACGTTGAAGCCGAAAGAGAGATTAGGGAAAAGACAGCTTTCTTCAAGATGCATGATGGAGAAAAAGAATTGTACATACTTGACCAGGTAATCAATGATCGCGGTGTAATGATCGATACACAGTTTGTCAATAACGCTATTGCCATGGATGCTACCTACAAAGACCGGTTAACGGTTGAAATGACAGAGCTTACCAGCCTTGACAATCCGAACAGCGTTGCACAGCTTAAGGCGTGGATTGCTGAAGAGACCGGCGAAGACGTAACAAGCCTGACTAAAGAAGCCATTCTTGCAATGCTGAAAAACACCCCTTCGGATGAAGTTACAAAGGTTCTCAAGAATCGTCAGGAAATGGCTAAAACAAGCGTGAAGAAATACAGTACTATGCTGGATATGGTTGGCTCTGATGGCAGGATCCGCGGACTGTCACAATTCTACGGGGCTAACAGGACTGGCAGATGGGCAGGTCGTGGGGTGCAAATGCAAAATCTTCCACAAAACCATTTGTACGATCTTGACCTTGCACGTCAATTGGTCAGTGAGAATGATCTTGAAATGTTGGAGATGTTATTCGGAAATGTTCCTGATACGTTGTCTCAATTGATCCGCACAGCTTTTGTCGCAAAGCCCGGATGTACCTTTCTTGTTGCTGACTTCTCAGCTATCGAAGCCCGGGTGATTGCGTGGGTAGCGGATGAGAAGTGGAGACTGGAAGTGTTCGCAACACATGGTAAAATCTATGAGGCTTCGGGATCCCAGATGTTCAAGGTACCAATCGAAGAAGTAACCAAAGGATCATTACTGAGACAGAAAGCAAAGATATCAGAATTGGCTTTAGGTTATGGTGGTGGAGTTGGTGCCCTTGCTAAGATGGGAGCTGAAAAGATGGGACTGCAGGAAGATGAGCTCCAAGGCTTAGTTGATGCATGGAGAGCCGCAAACCCGCACATTGTGAAGCTGTGGAAGACTGTTGAGACTGCAGCCAAGAAAGCAGTTGACGAAGGTACAGTCACAACTATACAGCACGGGATAAGATTTGAGGGCCGGGGCAATGTACTTTACATTGAGTTACCATCCGGAAGAAAACTATCCTACTGGCAACCTACAATTGGAGAGAACAAATTTGGCAGTGGCTCAATCCATTATTGGGGGATGAACCAGACAACGAAGCAATGGTGTGATCAGGAGACCTACGGAGGGAAATTGGTTGAGAACATTATACAGGCTATTGCCCGGGACTGTCTCGCTTACTCAATGCTCAGTCTCTCAAAAGCCGGTTATGAGATCGTGTTCCACGTTCACGATGAATGCATAATTGAAAAAGAGGAAGATAAGGCAGATATCAAAGAGGTTTGTGAGATCATGGGACAGAGTATTCCGTGGGCTAAAGGTCTTCCTCTGAGGGCTGATGGTTATGAAACAAAGTACTATAAGAAAGATTAATTACCATATAAAAACAATTTTAAAACCAATATTCAAAATGGAACAGGCATTTACAGCTTTCGAGATGAAAACGATTATTGAGGATTTCAGAGAAAACCTTGTTAGGGAATTTATTGTTGGTGGGTCCTTTGCTCTGGTGGTTGCCGGGGGCTTTGATCTTCCAATCGGTGATATTGATATCGAGGTTGAAGAGTCACAATTCGAGGATCTTAAGAAAATGAGAACCTTAGAGGCAGCTACGCCAAAGTTTACAAAGAATTACAGTGAAGGTGCCCGGATAGACTTCATATTTAAAGGGGTAAAGTTCAACGCTTTCGTTGTTCCTAAACATACCAGATCCTTTGTCTGGAAGGATTACGTAAAATACAGTACTGTTATGGCCGTGATCAATCACAAAAAAGCTCATGCAATGGTCAAGGACTTCAAGTCAATCAACACTATGGCTCTTGAATTATTGCTAAATATTCAGGTGAAGGAGCAGCAGATATAAATTTTTTTAAATAATTAATGCGCTCATTAGGAACATTTGAATAATTAATAATAAATTTAAACCCCCAATACAAAACCAATGGAAAACCAATTATTAAAAGTCATTACTGACAGTAAAGTCGAACAGTCCACCGCTTTAGGTCTGCAAAATGCTTTCTTACCTTTTTATGCTGATTTGCAGAAGTGGTCAGAAAAAGCCAAAACGCTTGTTGTTACCGATGCATCCCAAGTGCGTGAGATGAAGATGGCACGTGAAGGCAGACTGGCACTAAGGGATATCAGGGTAGCTGCCAACAAGAAAAGGATTGCACTGAAAGAAGATAGTACCCGTTATGGAAAAGCTGTTCAGAGCGTTTACAACTTGATTGATGACCTTTGCACTCCCGCTGAAAAGCACCTGGAAGAACAGGAAAAGTTTGTTGAAATTCAGGAGGAAAACCGGAAAGCAGAATTGAAGAAAGTAAGAACAGCGGAGCTATTGCCTTATGCTGAATTTGTGGCACCTGGTTCTTCCGTTGACTTAGGAGAATACACTGAATCAGAATATTCCAATATATTCACCAGCTGCAAAGAGTTACTTGAAAACAAAATAGCTGAAGAAGCTCAGGCTGAACTTGACCGGATTGCCAAGGAGAAAGAGAAAGTTGAAAGACAGGGTAAAATGTTTGAACTTGGTTTAAAATGGAATGGCTCTGAATTCTGCTATCGGGATATTAACTTCCATTGGACTGATCTACTCTGCATGGTCAAAGAAGAGTTTGACAAAGCCTACGAAGGCGCAAAAGCCCGTAAAGCAGAACTTGACGCTGAAGATGAACAAGCTCTTGCTATCCATAAGCAAAATATTCCTGTCGTTACTGAAATAAATATACCGGTTATTGGTACTCCGGTTTTTAATAATCCTCCTGCTATTGCAGTCCTTAAGAGTTCACCGCCGTGCGCTTCATTTTCCAAAGTAAATCACGCTTTTCATTGCTTCTTGTGTGGGGCTAAGCTTTCAGAAATTGGGCTTGGAGGGTTAGAGTGTGACGATTGCCTTACTGTCTTTATTCCCTTCCTTGATCAGGATGGTAACCAATGTCTTGCAAGCCAGAAATAATGAAAATAATCTATATAGCTCACCCGATTAGCGGGAATGTCAAAGAGAATCTTGCCTCCATTGCGAAAATAGCAAGGCAAATAAATCTTACTAATCCAGATGTTACCCCGATAGCCCCCTATTTCTTGGATTGTTATGCCTTGAATGATGCTGTTCCCGAAGAAAGGGAAAGAGGTATTCAAAACGATATTACTATTTTAAAAAGCGGGATTGTAAAAGAGTTGTGGCTTTACGGAAATAGAATAAGTGCGGGCATGTTTCACGAAATAGAATTGGCCCACGATCTGAAAATTAGAGTTGTCCCAATGACTCAAGATACAAAAACCGCCTACACAAAACTTTTAACTACTAAATGTTAAAGAGCATAGTATATAACGAAGATAACCGCTTTGGGTTGGACCTAATCACTTCCAAGTCTATTGATCTTGTTGTGGATGACCCACCTTATTTCTCTGGCCCGCAAAAGAGGAAGTTTTACGGAAGTGAAATTTCACCGATCGGAGTTAAGAGGGTTGATTATCCGCTCATAAAAACGTGGGGCGTACCACAAGCGGATTACTTCAAAGAGCTCGAGAGGGTTTCAATAAATCAAATCGTGTGGGGCTGTAATTACTTTGATTATCAATTTGGCCCCGGTCGGATAATTTGGGATAAGGTAAATGGAAACTCATCATTTTCAGATTGTGAAATTGCTTTCTGCTCAATTCATGACAGTGTTAGATTGTTCCGGTATATGTGGAACGGGATGATGCAGGGCAAGAGCCTTGAGGAAGGTCACATCATGCAGGGCAATAAAAAGCTGAATGAAAAGAGAATTCACCAGTGCCAAAAACCTGTGATCCTTTATGATTGGATATTTTCCAAATATGCCACTAAAGGGATGACCGTTGCAGACTTTCACGCAGGGAGCGGAAGCAGTCGAATATCCGCTTACAAAGCCGGGCTTAATTACTACGGTTGGGAGGCTGACCCCGTTTGTTGGCAAGACCAGGAAGATAGATTCAACAACTTTTTAGAGTCATACCATAAAGAAAAACACTTACAACATGCCTACTAAAGAACTAATAATCATAAATGACGGCCCCTTCGATATCGCTACCGGCAAAAGCCGAAAGGAAACGCACTGGCGCAACAGGGAAACTACCTGGTCCGCTTTTGTGAGAAAGATATCAGAAACGCACCGGACAGCTGAGACCCTGAGTGAGTACATGGGTTTCAAAAAGACGCTGCAGGATGAGAGAAAGGATATCGGGGGTTTTGTTGGTGGATACGTGAACAATGGCAGGCGTAAAGCTGAGAATATTACTCATCGTCAATTGATCACGCTTGATATTGACTTTGCAACCGGACAAGGTCAGACTTGGGATGACTTCACGATGCTGTATGATAATGCTGCTGCAGTGTATTCCACTCATAAGCATATGCCTGAGAGTCCACGTTTGCGCCTTATCCTGCCTCTTGATCGGCCTGTATCAACAGACGAATATATTGCCATTGCCAGACGTATTGCCGGAGATCTTGATATCAATACTTTCGATGATACAACCTATGAACCAAGCAGGCTGATGTATTGGCCTTCTACATCCAAAGATGGGGAGTATGTTTTCCAATATCAGGATGGCCCCTGGCTTGATGCTGATAAGGTTTTATCCTCTTATAAGAATTGGCAGGATGCAAGTGAATGGCCAGTGTCGGATCGTGCCGGTGAAGTGCTGCAGCGTGAAATTAAAAAGCAGGGAGATCCTTTGGAGAAACCCGGTGTTGTTGGTGCCTTCTGCAGAGAGTACGATATTCACGAAGCAATTGAAACCTTCTTAGGTGAACAGTACGACCCTTGCGATATCGAAGACCGCTATACCTTTATTGGTGGGTCCACAGCTGCAGGATTGGTTGTATATGATGACAAATACGCTTTCTCTCATCATGGTACCGATCCAGCGAGCGGAAAGCTTTGCAATGCTTTTGACCTTGTTAGGTTGCACCTGTACGGGCTGAAAGACGAAGATGCCCGGGAAGGAACACCAAGCAATAAGCTACCTTCCTTTATGGCAATGGTGGATTGTGCAACAAAAGACGGTAAGGTAAGAAAGCGATTGGGAACAGAGCGCAGACAAGAGGCGAAGGATGATTTCGAAGGATATGCCGAACCCGAAGAAACTGAGGAGGAAAACACTGATTGGGAAGAAAAGCTTGAAATTGACAAAAGGGGAGATCCGCTAAAGACCAATAACAACGCTTTTCTAATTATAGATAATCACCCTGCTTTTAAGGGATTGGCTTTTAATGAATTCTCGAATAACAAGGAGGTGAAAAAGTCAGTACCATGGCGTGAAAAAAACGACTTTGGGGATTGGCTTGACAGCGATACAGACAACGCTCTTAAATTTATTGAAAAAGGTTATGGTATTGCTAATGAAGGTATTATTAAAAGGGCACTAAGGATTGTTTTCAGCAAGCGCAAATATCATCCTGTACGTGATTATCTTAATTCAGTTGAATGGGATAACGAACAGCGTATTGAAACTTTAATTATTGAATACCTGGGAGCGGAGGATACCCCGTACGTAAGAGCTGTAACCCGTATTTGTTTGGTGGCGGCTGTTGCCCGAATCTTTCAGCCAGGCATCCCATATGATCAAGCCTTGATTTTGGTAGGCGGGCAAGGATTAGGGAAAAGCACCCTGTTAAGAAAATTAGGTAAATTCTGGTTTTCTGACAATTTCGCAATCAGGGGAAACAATCAGGATGTCGAGCAGTTGATGGGGGTGTGGCTTGTAGAAATGAGCGAATTGGCCGGGTTAAGAAAGAGCGGTGTTGCTGAAATCAAGAACTACATAAGCAAGGTTAAAGATGAAGCCAGACTCGCCTATGCTACCGAAAAACAGAGCTTTCCAAGACAGTGCGTGTTCTTTGGCACTACCAATGAAAATACCTTCCTGTCGGATGTGACTGGTAATAGAAGATTTTGGCCTGTCAAAGTGGGGGTTAATCCTAAAACAAAAAATATTTGGGAAGATCTCGATGGTTACGAAATTGACCAGATTTGGGCGGAGGCTGTTAGCTATTATAAGGCAGGGGAATCTCTTGTACTGGCGAAGGAACTTATTTCAGAGGCAATTGCCGAACAGGAGGATCACGCTTTCATGGATGATAGAACGGGCATAGTGCTCAACTATCTTGAAACTCTTTTGCCTGAAAATTGGGCCGATTTAAACCCTTGGGAAAGGCGTAATTATCTCTCGGGGGATGATCTTTCACCAAAAGGTACTCAGGTCAGGACACGTGTTTGTGTGGCCGAAATATGGTGTGAATGCTTTAATAAGGATAAGGGACTTCTTGATCGTAAAGCATCAATGGAGATTAACGAAATATTGGCTAAGTTGAAAGAGTGGGAACCTGTTAAAAATCCGGTCGAAGTAAAACCCTTCGGAAGACAAAGAGTGTACCGGAGGTTGTGTTCGGGTACACAAACTAAAAAAGCAAGCATGCAACAAAGTATACAGGCAAGTATACGAAATAATTAGTCTTTGTATACAGCCTAAAACCCATAAAATAAAGGGAAAAATGACCAAAAACAACAAAGTATACAAACTATTTATAAAAGAGTATATTTATATATTAGGGCATATAATAGTTAACAATATACATAAACGCACCTAATAGGAGCACACGTATAGAAAACACGTTTTTTTTGTAGCTTTTGTTGCTTTTAGGTTTAAGGCCTTAATTAACAGAATTTTAAATTAAAATAGTTTGTGTATTAAACATAAGTATAAAAAATCATGGAAACGAAAGATTTTATTATCAAAAATGAAAATGTGAATTTAGCTCTGTTGCGTTTTTTCTGGCAGAAGATAATGCAATATGAAAATCTGGTTTGCGGTGTGGGATCAGATATTAACGGACTGAGCCTTTTTTTAAAGAGAGATGCGATGGATGACTTTGAAGCAAAAGAAGTTTTAAGACATTTTGTGGTAATGGGCTTTCTGAAACAAAAAGGCAATGTTGTAACACTTACTAAAAAAGGATGTCAAATAAGTTCGATAGAATGGCGATGATGAACGAAAAATTACTTGAGAAAAAGTTAAGAGAGGGAGTTAAAAAGCTGGGTGGAATAGCGCTGAAATTTGGGACCTCGTATCACACAGGAATGCCGGATCGGATCGTTTTAATGCCAGGGGGCCAGACAAGTTTTGTCGAGCTAAAGTCAACAGGAAAAAAGCCTACACCGCTACAAATAAAATCCCTTGAAATGTTGGCAGGATTAGGGTTTAAAGCAATCGTAATGGATTCACAAGAAGGATTGGATCAATTTTTAACAGACTTACTGAAATGAAATTTATAGCACACAATTATCAGGATTTTGCCATTGAGCACAGTATTGACAATCCAGCTGCAGGATTACTGCTTGGATTAGGATTAGGAAAAACGGTTGTCACCCTTTCCGTGATTGATATTTTGATGAATGATTTTTGTGAGATTTCAAAAGTTCTTGTGATAGCCCCGAAAAAGGTAGTGGAAAATACCTGGACAACTGAAGTCGCAAAATGGGATCATCTTAAACACCTCCGTTTGTCAATCGTTTTAGGCACCGAACGCGAACGCAAGGAAGCGCTGAAGGCAAAGGCTGACATCTATGTAATCAATCGGGAAAACGTCGCGTGGCTTGTCGGCTACTATCAATCGGCCTTTCCTTTCGATATGTTGGTTGTCGATGAGCTGTCATCTTTTAAATCGGCCAAATCCATAAGATTTAAATCCTTAAAAATGGTTAGACCGAAGATCAAAAGGGTTATAGGATTGACCGGAACGCCCTGTTCCAATGGTCTTATTGATCTTTGGAGTGAGTTGTATATTTTGGACCAGGGGGAAAGACTCGGTAAATTTATCAAGGATTACAAGGACCGTTTTTTTACATATAATCCCTACAATAAAAAATATGGCAATAGACCTGATACGGAAGAAGTTATTTACAAAAAAATTGGCGATATCTGCATTTCAATGAAAGCAGAGGATTATCTTGATGTGCCAAAGAAAATCGATACAATACTGAAAGTAAAGCTTTCGCCCAAAGAGTTGGATAGATATGAAATCTTTGAAAAAGAAAGTGTTCTGGCCTTAGAGGATGCTGATGATATTTCGGCGTTCAATGCAGCTGGATTGTCAACAAAACTCAGGCAATTTGCCAATGGTGCTGTCTATGATGAGGACAAGAATTTCCACGAGGTACATATGGCTAAACTCGAAGCCCTTGAAGAACTTGTTGAAGCTGCCAACGGCCAGCCAGTAATAATTTTCTATGCCTTCAAGCATGATCTTGTACGAATTCAAAAAAGGCTTAAAGCGTACAAACCCAGAATGCTTGACAAACCAACAGACGTTAACGATTGGAATGCCGGAAAAATACAGGTCCTCTTAGCTCATCCTGCAAGCACAGGTCACGGATTAAATCTTCAAGATGGAGGGCACATCATAATTTGGTTTGGACTCAATTGGAGTCTTGAATTGTACGAGCAGGCAAACGGAAGATTAGACCGTCAAGGGCAAAAATTCCCGGTAGTTGTAAACCATTTAGTCGTTGAAGGAACGATTGACGAAAGGGTGGTTGATTCGCTTGCGGAGAAGGCTGAAGGACAAGACGCTTTGATGAATGCTGTGAAAGCGATTGTAAAAAAGTATAAAAAAGCAGCTTAATTATTTTTTTTATTCAAATAATGTGCTTATTAAGCGCACTAATACTATTTTTGTGAGAATAAAACAACTTTTAGACAATGGAATTACGAAAATACAGATTTGAAAATACCGAAAAGATCCACCACAATGGCTTTGCAGGTGTTTTTGATATGCCCGTAGTCGAAGGAATAACCGAATTTGACCCAAAAACAGATTTTATACCTTTCAATTTCTGTAAAACAACTAAAGGTTTTGATAAAGGGGTTCACTTTTTTATTGATGATTACCAATTCAATAGAATTTGGATTAATCCAGAGCTTTATGCAGGTTTCTTAGCCCAATACAAGTACATGCTGTCCCCTGATTATTCATTATTTGCGAACACACCCGTTGCAATCCAGATGTATAAGCACTATCAAAAGCAGTGGTTTGGAGCCTTTGCTGAAAAATACGGAGCGAAGGTAATCAGCTCCCTTTGTTGGTCAGACAAAAAGAGCTTTTCCTTTTGCTTTGACGGGGTAAGCCGCAATACGGTAGTGGCTGTGTCATCGGTAGGAACGCAAAGATACCCGGAAACGAAGACCGCCTTTCTGGATGGATTCTTCGAGGCAATGAATAGAGTGGAACCTACACACATAGTTTTCTTCGGGAAGGTTCCAAGCGAAATAAAAATGGATAACATGACTTGTTACGAGCACGGTATGGATTTAAAATTTAAAAACCTAAAGTGATGGGAGGCAGAGGATCAAACAGTGCAGGAGGTGCAAAGGGTTCAAAAGACGGAGCCAAAGCTAACGAAGGTTCAGCAGGGGGAGGCATGGCGGCTCAGCAGGAAGTCCCATCGGCAACAGCCGAATACATGGACAGGATGAATGGGGTAAAAAAGAAATTAAGTCGGGAAGCGTCAGTGAAATTGCAGAAGAAAATGGAAAAGGAAACTGTCAGCAACAGTGATATTAAAGGCAAATTCACGGCTTCTGAAGAAAAAGCCATTGATCGTTATACATCAATAGAATTTAAAACCATAAACGGGGAGTTAAGATCTGGTAAAATGTCGGCCAAAACAAAAGCAACCGTGGCGAAGATGGACGAAGCGATGAGTAAGAACGTCCTGAAAAGAGATGTTATCGTGTACAGAGGAACGGACGGAAGCCATGGAACGGATAAGGCCTATACGTCTACGAGTACAAATCCTTTAACAGCCGGAAACTTTGCAAGAGGTAATGCAAAAATGCAAGCCTATGTCATACCCAAAGGCACTCATGTTCTGGCCATAGGTGGTGGAGAAGGTGAAATAATATTATCGAGAGGGTTCAACCTGGGTAAGCACAAGATTAAATAAAACAGTCATGCTACCTGCTAAAAATAAACCCGCTAAACGTAAACCCAGCAAAAATAAGTCTGGCAAAAAGGTATCTGAAACGAGATTTAATAAAGTCCTTTTCAATATTTCGGAACACGGTATGCCGTGGAAAAAAGCGTTAGAAGGTATTATGTCATCTTACACTTTTAATAAAATGCTTGATTCAGACGAAGAAAGAGCAAAGCGATACGTGCGCGCGTGCGAGAAAAGAGCGGACGTTATTGCTGAACAGGCGCTAAACATAGCTGATGAATTTGGAGATGACATAATAACCTTGCCCGATGGAAGAGAGATCGAAAATCAGCGTGTAATTGGAAGGGACCGTTTAAGGGTTGATACTCGTAAATGGCTTTTATCAAAGATGTACCCTAAGAAATACGGGGATAAGATGAGCACTGAATTAACCGGCAAAGATGGAAAGGATCTGCTTACTGGTCCCGATCTAACCAAACTCAGCGATGCAGAATTAAAAATCTATCATGCTTTACTTGTGAAAACCATTGCAACAGCAGAGTAACCATATAACCCCCTTGTTAGCTGCCCGTATTGAATTATTCAAGCGTGGTGACTACGACTTCATTGTTACCCAGCAAGGCAAAAAGCACAT